GCAGACGCCGCTCTTGACCGACGACGCAGGCGGCAGCGAACAACAGGATGAGGGCCAGAAGCGCAGCGTGACCGTCGCATCTGTCAGGTTGATCGGCCCGTTGGCATTCACGATCTGGGCATACAAAGCAGGCAGAGTGTCGCCCCGCTTGATCGAGAAGCGTGGCTGCGCGTATCCGGTCTGAAGGATGACCTTGATCGGTGTCATGTCGGCTCCAGCATGCCAAACCCAGCAGCAGCAGAGACATACAGAGGCGACGTCGGGATCAATGCTTCTCGATCGTCATCCAGTCGAGTCCAGACGTCGTAGCAGAGAGCGCCGGGTCGGAAGTTCACCGTAGTCTCAAACGGAAACACGAACTGCCAGTATTCCACACCGAGGTCTGGCCGAGCAGATCCAACGGAACCCGCAAGTACGACCAGATCCCGAGGGTTCTTTCGGACGGCCATACGGAAGTCTCGCCCATCCACCGGCACCGGCACACCCCCCGGCGTCAGCACCCGCATGATGAGCGTCAGCGTCTCGCCCTGCACGATTCGGAGGCCATGCCGGGAGTCATACGGCACCCCAGGCGCTCTGGGCGCCCCCGTCTGCAACACTCCGGTGACGTATTGGGTCGACATGTCACAACTCCCAGAAGGTCAGCGTGGCGGCGATGGCCTTCGGACTGGTTGACCCGGATGCGATCTGGCCGGTGAATCCAACAGGATCAGTGATGTCGAATGGCGCCCAGAAGCCCGCTGATGTTTCCTGCGCCGAAGAACCAAGAGTGAACGAAGATCCGAAGGTGGCCAGCGTTCTCGCGTTTTTGACCTTCAGTGTGGTCACGACCGCATATGGAGTTGCTGCCCACACCTTCACGGTCGCAAGGATTGTCGCAGCGTTCGCACCAAGATCCGGAACGAACTGACCGTGGTAGGTGCCGATCGACGGCGTGTTTGTCCCCATCGGCAACCAAGACTCAGAAGCATTCGATAGATCCGTCGTCGCGTTGCTTCCGAACTCAACGGTCTTGATGCGCGGCACTCGGTCGCCATAGACCATAACATCGACCGTGCCTGACCCGGGAGTGCCGCTGCTCCAGCGCACGACCTTTCCGATGCATCGAGATTTGCTTTCGGCATCCGGAATCGCATCAGTGAATCCGCCAGCCCCGTCTGAATACAGAAACGGATAATCAACGCCAGTCGTGCCGGTAAACGTCAATCCTTGAAATAGACCAGAGATCCTGACGAGAACCACATCGCCCGGACTGGCACTGGCCCCGCTTGGCGTTCCCACAGCGAATCCAACAAGAGGAGCACGCGGATCCACATCGTCGAACGCGAACGGCATCGCCCGCGCACCAGGGGTTGTTGGCAATTTCACTTCAGATCCCGGAGATCCTGTCGGATCTGATGGGTCGTAACCGATCGTAACCGGCTGACCAATCGAGATCGCCTGTGCCGCTGAACATGCGATCACTGCCGGTTGCTCTCTCGCAAGATCCAACGCCCGAAGCATATTCCCAGCACCTTGATCCCAGCCCGTCGAGCCAGCCTCAATAGTCTCTGCGTATGCCGGAACCCGCAGGCCGCTGGCGATCGAAGGGACCGCCAACACGGTCGTCTCTTGGATCGTTCCGGAGCCAGTCGTGGCCGTCAGTCGGATCAGATAAGTGCCTTCGCTCGACGGCGTGAGGCTTGCGGTTGACGTTGCGGCGCCCGTCAGGCTTGCTGTGTTGGTTGGAGGTGCGCTGACGATCGACCACGAATAGCTAACGATTCCTGTCGTTGTCGTGGTGAACGAATACGGCGTCGACACCAAGGCGTCGAGTTTTGATCCAGTGATTCCATTGATTCGGATGGCCATCAGAGACTCCTACTGCGCGATGCGCGTGACCTTGGCTCGAATGGTCATCCAGCCGCCGGTTCCCGGGGAAGTCCATGACGCAGGGAACGAAGTGTCGTTCAGAGTCGTCGAACCGCCCTCTCCGCCATAAAGGTTGAATGCCAGAAGATCTTGACTGACCGAGACAGCAAGGGACGGCACGCCGTAGTTCACGAGATTGTTCTGGAGAGTCCCAGGCGATGTCGATGCGGTGTACGGCGTTGTGACCGTAGTCAATCCATTGGTCATTCCGTAGTACGCAGCGGTGATGGCAACCATCCCTGTGTCGTACGAACCGAAATGCACAGACGCATCAGTAATTTCGTACTTCGACGTATCCCCGCATCGGATATAGAACGTCCCACGCATCTTCGTCTGGTTGTTCGATCCGTCAAGGAACGGCACGAACGAACAGTAGACGCCGGGAGGGGCGCTGACGGTCGTCTCGGAGAACGAGAAATAGGTGTCGAGTTCAACCCGCGTTCTCAAGCAGACGTCGAACGATCCGTTCTGTGAGATGACGTTGCGAACGTCTTGGATGTGATACCCGGTGATAGACGACATGCCTTGGTACACGCGAATGATGGCCAGTGTCACATATCCAGATGTCGCGCTAGGGGGACTGGCTGATCCAAGTGAAGCCTCTGCACCTTGTTTTCTCGATATTCCTGCCGTGCTTGCGCTACTCGCAGAGACGGATCCAATGTCTCCATCGAGCGAATAGGACATGGTTTTCTTGAGAAGATCCGTCCCGAAAACGCCTGTGGATGGGTCAAGGACCGGCGTTGTCGATGTGGACAATCTGCGATCAACCTTGACCTCAATCCGATCGAACCTCTCGTTCCCAACGGTTGACACAGAAGGAATCGTGACGTTCTGCGTCGCTGACAGCGCCAGCGGCGAGTACAGCGACAAGTCGTTTAATCCGCTGATGGAATCAATCCCGCTGGTCACGCTTGGGTTCGACAGAAAACCGATCCCCGAGAGGATGTTGACCGACATGTCGTCAGGATTGTTGGGGACGACCATGAAACTGCCGCCGACAAACCCAGCCGACATTGCGGGATAGCCGATTCCGATCTCAGACGAGAGAGACGTGTTGGCCCGGAAGTTCATCAGCGCCATCATCGTGTCGCGCAGCGACCGATCCGACTCGGACGTGTTGAGGTTCCAGTCGGTGGAAAGCGCCTTCTCCAGCGGGTTCCAGACGACGCGATCAAAGGGCAAGTTGGCCATTATGGCTCCCAGGGCAAGAGCAGTAGCGTTGCCGTGATACCGGCGGCTTTGGTGGCTTCTATCGCGAACCACAGCGTAGCGGTAGCGGCATTGAACTCTTCGTCCGTGATGCCGGATGGCTTTCGGAGACAGACAGCGAACCCGTTGGTCACGGTCTCTCGCGAAAGCAGCCGGCCATGCAGCGGCGGTTCAGCACGGGGGTCGTTGAGTGCGATGCCGTACTGATCCACGGTCGAATCCAAGCATCCCTGCGCGTCGGTCTCCCATCCCTCAATGATCGTCGCTGGATAGGCTGGGTACAGAGAGTTCCAGAACCGATCGACGGCACGCTGGACTGCGTTCACCGACACGGTGTCTGGCAAGTCTCGGATGCGCCGGCGGTACTCTTCGATGGGTTCATTGGCGACTCGAGGATAGCCACGGTCTGCGCCGAGGGCGTTGATAGATCCCCATGCGCCACCAGTCGTTGCCGTAGAGGACGAGATATAGATGCTGGGGTCGCCGTAGGCTGGATTGAGTATGAGTTTGACCGCTTGGTCGATGAGATTTGGCTCTTCAAGGATGTACTGATATGCGGCCTCAACTGCACGAACCAAGACCGTTGACTCCAAGTCTCCTGATCCCAGGAAGCCAGTCGAGATGGTGACAAACCGTCGATCCACACTCGAAGCGCGGACGATCGATCCGGTTTGGATGGTAACAACTCCAGCATCTGCATTCGGTCGTCGGAATGTCACTGTCCCCGTTGCGTACACGGGGTCTTGAGCCGTGAGCATGAACAGGCCGCAACCAAGACGCTCTGCGGCCTTGGACACGCGAGCCATGACTGCTGCGTCAGTGGCGAACACCTCGTAACCGGCGCCCGTGTTCACGCTCATCGGCGTGTAGTACTCGGACGGCAGGATCCGCTCGACGACGTCGAGCAGTTCTTCCTGCGTGTAGGCTTCAGTCGGGCAGGCGGTAGACATGGTTACCTCGCCGACAGCGGATTGAGGTCAGCGATCGCGCCAGCGGTCACCAGGGCAAGGTTCGTTCGCAGTACCTGGTAGTTGCCGACAACCACGTTGCCTGTCGGGCTGGCGATGGCACTCCCATTAAAGGCGAGGCCCGCGATGCTGTTGAGGATGGCGTTCGCGGCATCCAGTTCAAAGTCGGCGCCAGGCTGCAGTTGGTTCACGTAGTTCGTGATCGCAGCCCGAGCGAGGCCGGCGACCGTGTCCACGTTCGCGCCAGCGATGAAGCTGAGTTGCAGGATGACCGGCTGCAAGATGACCTGCGCCACGCGGCAGCGCACGAACACGCCACAGGCCCGCACGTCATCCAGCGTCTCGACGACAGCGGCAGCGAGCGCATCCGACTGCGCGTCGTAGGCCGGGATGGTCGATCCCGTGTTCGCGAGCGCGTCCGTGTACCCGTCTGAGATGACGAGTTCCACGATCCCGCCGGGACCGCCAGCATCGTTCAGAATCTCGAATGCCCGCGCCGTGCGCACGCCAGGGACGGCCAGTGCTGCCTGTTCGAGAGCAGCGCGGGTTCCACGGCGCAGCGTCGTATAGAAGATCCGCGCCCTCGCCCGGTACTCCGAGTCCGACTCTTGGTTGTTCCCGCCAGCGGTAGCCAGAGGGTTCGTCACCGTCAGTCCGGCAGGGGCCGTGGGCGGATAGGAGATGATTGATGTGATGCTGTTCGATGCCGCCATCTGCGACGAACCGGCCAGCACGCTGCGCACGTTCACGTCGAGGAACGTCGAGGTGGTCAGGAAGGTGTCGTCGAACAGCGTGACGAACTGCCGACCGTCAGGCGTCGAGAGCAGGGTGCCAGCAGGGATCAGGAAGTTCGACACCGGCGCAGACGCCAGCGAGAACCGCACCACGCCGAGCGCCGCACTGGCAGGCTTCCGGGACAGGCCGTAGCGGTCGAACACGAGGCGGTCGAGGTCCGCTCCGGTCGCCGTGTCGAGGAAGGCCGATCCGCCGACTCGAGCCACCTGGGCCGAGATCTCGTCTCCGATCGATGCGGCCGTCGCAACGAGGATGTTCGCGTCGCTTCCCTCTCGGTCAACGACAGCGGTCGTGATCTGCGAAGGCGGCGCCGTGATCGTCGTCCGACCAATGCGAAACAGGTCTTGGTATGTCGGTCGATCCATCGGTCACCTACGCTGCTCGTTGGAGGGCCACATTGAGTTCAGTCCCGCTTCGGAGTTGGGCTGCAATGCGAACGGTCAGAGTACCATCCCTCGACATCGAGAGCGAGACGGATGCGGCAGCGACACCGCGCTCTTGTCGCACTTCGCGTTCGATTCGGCGCTGAAGGTCGGACAACTGCGACGGATTGTAGGTCGTCTTTGCCGACAGCCCGAATCCGTAGTTGGGCAAGTGCTTGAATCCGCCCGTAGGCGTAATCAGGCGACGGATGATCAACTTCCGGATGGTCGCGGCCTCGTTCTCAAGCACGTAATCGTTACCCAAGACCACGAGCGTACCGCCCGCCGTCAGCGTCTGGCCCGACAGTAGATCCTGGCCGAGCGCAGGCGTGTTCTTGAAGTCGAGATTGCCAGTCTGGCCAGCGCTGGCGAACGGAGCGACGCCGAGGCCGTAGAATGTGGCCGACTTAGGATCCGTGATCAGCGTGCCGATGAAGCTGACAAGCGTCGTCGAAGACACCCGATGCTGCACATGCTGGTTGCGCAGATGCTCCAGCGTCTGAATGTCGAACGTCGAAGCGTCCAACCGGACCACGTTCGTGATCGTGAACGGGATCCAAGTGCTGCCGTCGTAGTACTCAAGCGTCCATGTTGCAGGATTGAGAGCGTCACCCGCACCAGTCGGAGACACGGCCCTCGCGATCCCGTTGAGCGATACGCGAACGATGGTCTGCGCCAGAGGGAACGCGCCAGCGATCGAGATGCCCGTGCCGACGCCAGCACCCCATGCGCCTGATCCCCATGCTCCACTGCCCCAGCCGCTCATGATGCCTCCACTGTCTCAGATGCCGAATTGATCTTGCCAGAGAGTGTGGCGGATCCTGGGGTTATTGTCGCCGTACCCAGATTGATCGAACCGATGACAACAGGGACGACCGAACCTGGCGGCGTGTAGTTGAATGTGGCTATAGTGCCAGCGCTCGTAATCGAGAACGTCCCATTCGCCGTCGTGTCATCGAGCCGCGCCACGCCCTTGGCTGACGCTTCATCGCCCATCACAATCTTCCCGCCGCCCGACACGAGCAGGCGCAGCGTCTGGCCCTCCTCGACCTTCAGTAACACGTCCTGCGGGTTGCTCGCGGCTTCCGCCGGCGGAACGTCAGACGGGCTCCAGAGACGGCCAGTAATCACCAGACCTTGGCTGGGATCGCCAGACGGCGCACAGACCATGACCTCATCGTCGACCCTGGGCGGCGCGTAGAACCCGAATCCGTTGCCCGCGTAGGCTGCGCCAAGACGTGCTGTCTCCTCAATCTCGCTTGGCATCAGCGTGATGCCGCAGAACACGCCCTCGTTGGGGTCGACCACCACCGAGTTCACGACAGCCAACGACACCCATGTTCGAGGATCGATCCCAGGCCGAGAGACGGCGCGGGACAGACGGCCCATGTCCAAAATTCCAGAAACGCGAGATCGACTCAGCATGACTACGGAGTCCTCCTGACGGTCGGTTGGTTGGCGCCGCCCTCACGCGAGCCTTCGATGTAGTTCTGGAAGTCGAACGAGATGCGCATGCCGCTCTGGTTCGACCATGAATACTTCACGTTTCCGACTCGGAAATACGGTTGCGCCGTGGGCGTGCCGCGCTTCGCGGACTGCGCCAGCGCCGCCGCAACGGGAGCGGGAAAGCCACGGGTCTGGTAGATGGCGTCCAGTTGGGCTTCGCTCAAGGTCGTGTCAGCGAGAGTGCCAGACAGCCCCAGCACAGTGGACTGCATCACGCCGATCCGGATGGCGTCGCCAGGGCGCAGATACAGAAGGTCCGGGTCTGCGTTGGTGCCACCGAACGACGCGAGGTTGCTCGTCTCGCATGATCCGCCCATCTCGCCGCGACCCTTCTCTTGGTAGATCGCGTCGGCGACCAATTCCAACTGCTTCTTGCTGGTCACGCCATAGACGTAGATCGTGTCGACGTCGGTGTAACCGATGTCACCAACCGGCCCGATCTGGCCCGCTTGGATCCTGGGGATCTGTTCCTTCGTCGCTCCAGTCAGTTTTGCCTTGTTCTTCCGGACAATGAGTCCCTGTGGCCGGGTGACTTCGAGCAGTTTCTGTGTCCCACGCTGTTTGCTCGACGTGTTCAAGCAAACGACGCGAATCCCGCGACCCTTCGATCCTTGGAACTTGCGCTCAAACGAGAGCCGAGCAATGTCGCGTCCGTACATCAGTTCGCGGACGACGATCTGTCTGCCATCGTCGGTATCTCGAATAAACTGCCTGTTGGGCGCGTTTTCCTGTTCATAGTAGGTACGCAGCGGCTGGATGATCAGACGAGACTCTGCGTTCTGATTGCGTGTCGTCGTGAAGTACGGAACCACGCCACACACGTAGCAGTAGTTCACGATCAGATCCCAGAACGAGACTTCTTCTGCCGATGCCGCAGCAGTCGATCCCTTGCCGTCAGCCCCGAGTTGCACACGAGTTGCGTCGCCCGAAGCGTATGGTGACGGAATGCCATCGGGGAAGTCACCAGGTGTCGTCTGAAGGATTGACTTGAAGTACGGACCGAACGGATGCTGGTCGAGGATCTGACCGACAACATCGACGATATTCTTGCGGAGGTTCAGTTTTGAGAACACCGCCGCCGGAGCCTTGCTGTCGGCAAGAATGCCACGGAGATCACGGCCTTCCAGTTCGATGAAACTGCCTGTGTCCGTGTGTTCCACGAAGGCAGTGTCGGCCACGCCGACCATGACGCCAGAGAAGCGGTTGGGATCCGGTTGAAGTAACGCGCTTCCGGAACCGAATCGAGCAGACTGACTCGCCGCTACAGTCCCGAAACGGATCGTCACGGCAACCGCCGAGAATACTCGAGGGTCAAACGGAACGTCCCGGTAGTTCATCCGGATCTTGAACTTGCCAGCGCTGCGGATATTCGGGATCTCGACGTCGCAAGAGATCGGGATGACCACCTTGCGGAACGAGTAGGCGTCTTGTCCCCCAGTCTGCAAAAACAGCAGAGACGACGACGCATTCGGCGCCGGAATGTCCGGTTTGTCGTTCACCAGCACAGACTCAGGCGCGATGTACGTCGGATCGAATCGATAGACGAGTTCGACTGATGCGACCGGGTAGTAGGTCTGGTCAGCCATTGGCATTCACTCCGGGAATCGTCAGAACGAGGCCCGCAGGCACGTTGCTGCTTTCGTTGTAGTCAGCCAAGGCTTCCTTGTTCTTCTCTTGGATCTCGGTCCAGCGGCCTGGTGTGCCATAGAACAACGTCGAGATGCCTCGCAGGTTATCGCCATTACGGGTGACGTAGAACGTGTCAGGCACCGGCTCAAGCGAAGCGTTGATCTGCGACTGAAGGTCTTGAAGCAGGCGCACCTGAGCGCGAGCAAGCCGCTGGGCTTCGGACTGATAGAAGACGCTCGACAGCACGCTCGTAGGGTCTGTCTCGCTTGGGTTGAGCGACGCCATCGTCACGCCAGCGCCTTGGACAACTTGACTCCATTGCTGCATGAACAGGATCGGCAAAGACTGGAATGATCCGACTGTCGAGCCAATAGAATTGGCGACGCCCAGAACATCAAGGCCAGTCGACGATGCCTGATTGATGATGGCCAGTGATTCCGTGATCAGTGATCCGATCAGACCTGAGATCTGCCGGGCAGTCTGAGACACTGGTTGGCCCAGCGATGATGCCTGTGAAACGACATCGCGAACGCTTGATGCTGCCGATGATATATTGGTTTGGATCTGCTGAAACCAGGACGGCCTTAGTTCCAGCGGAAGTCCGGTCGCTCTCTGAGTTACGACAAAACCCTCAATGTCGACAGGAACACGGGACAGAGGCAATGGTTGAGGCGTCACCGTCGTTACTTCGTCGATTGTCGCAACGGTCTCATTGCTCGACCACAGAAACTCCATCTCCCATTCGCAGTCGTGCTCCGTCGTCCAGGTGTGCGAGAAGGATCGGAGATAGCCTACTCTTTTGATGGTTGACCAAGACACACTCAGCAAACGACCAGATCGACGAATGCCATCGAATACGCCAACTATGTTTTCAACTGATGTGAGTGGGATATTGTCAATCGCAGCGACAGGGGATTCAACTCCGTTTGCATATTGCTGCGCCAGAAACCGATCCTTCCACATCCCGTTGACGGTCGTGTTCTCCTCGTGAGGGCCAAGGACTTGCACGGTGGCGCGGTCGTAACCGGGATACCAAGTCTGCTCGAGTTGCTGCGTTCCTTGGAACTTGAGGGGCCGATACGGCAGAGCGCGGCCCGACAGGACGATGCGCCGCCCGCCGATCTCTTCGATGATGAATGCTGGACCAGCCATCTGCTACCTCTACGTTCCCGCGCCAACAGCGGGAGAGAACTGCGAGTAGACCTTCATCTCGCCGAGGCGGGCGACGCCGTTGGCGAACGCCACTGCGATGCGGTCAGGATCGAAGCCCTCCGCAAACTGCTGCTTGATGTCGAAGCGGGCGTTGTAGAACTTGATCTCGGTGCCTTTGTCTTTGCCGGTAAAGTCCATAGAGGGGCGACGAAGAAATGGAGGCACTTGAGCAACATCCGGATAATACATTGGCTCCGCAGGCATTCTGGCCTTTGCTCGAGTAGCCGCGCTCGCGTTCTGATACATCTGGAAAAGACTCATCTCGTATGCTGCGTAGTCTGTTTCCCGTCCTTGGCCTTGGAAATACATAGGAATATCGCCAAACATATCGTCGATGTTCGCCTTGATCTTTGCTGCAACATAATTGAATGCCGTGGTCAGTCCTTCCGTGATCGACTCGACGAGCGAGGCAAATGCGGTCTTTTCGTTGGCACTGAGTTCTGGAATCAGTCGAAGGATCGCTTCCGACAGGGCAGTCGCGGCGCCGAGCAGCCGCTGCCGAATCTCTCCCGTGTCCTTCAAGATCGCGGCGAAGGTTCCCGCAATCAAGGTCGCAGCCGTGATGACGAGACCAAATCCGGCAAGACTAGATGTGACGGACGCCAAGAAGGCCGTGGCTCCAGCCATCCCTCCTGCTGCGGGGACGGCCACGCGGATCGCGGGAGCGATCATTTTCCCGATCACTCCAGAAATCGCTGCCCCACCCATTCTCGTCCCGATACCAAATAGGCCGGAAACCACAGGCATTGATACTGAAACGGCTTTCATTGCGATAGCAAGTTTGGCGACCTCGATAGCCAGCATCGCCATGTTTCTGACCGTCTTCTTGATCTCTATGTCGTTCTTGGTGAAAGCCTCATTGATGGCTAGGGCGCTCGTGGTCACTTCATTGACCAGCGGCTTGATGCCTCCGATCAAGGCCATCTTCATGTTCGACGTGACTGCCCCGAAGATGGCATCGATGGACGTCGCCTGCTGCTGGATCATGCCATCCATCTTTGCTATCGCTTCGCGCACTACTTGTAGACGACGCTCTGGGTTCAGTTTCCGGAACGCATATTCCGGCATATTCATAATCCGCAGCATACGGATCACGATATCGCGCTGCATCATACGTGGGTGCAGCGAAAGCATCTTGTTTAGCGATTCACCGACGTTGTCTGCGTTATGCTTCGCATCCATCATTACGGCGGCGAAATGGGACGTGAATTTGGCGATCTCCTTCATGTCTGTCACGCCAGCGCGAAGGGCTTCCGGAAGGCCACGCTCAAAGACGGTCACATAGTCTTCGGTCTCGCCAGGTAACGCAGCGGCGTATTGGTTCAAGATCTTGTATGCGCTGACCGAAGCACTCAGCGCCTGCTCATGGGTCTTCATCGCACCCATGCCTTCAATCACGCCTGTCAGTCGCAGAACCTGCTGCTCGTAATCAGACGTGATCTCCATGACCTTCTTGAAGCCAGAGACCGCAGCAGAGAAGGCTACGGCGGTGCCAACCAGTTTCATCGAGTTACTGACGGCATCCATCCGCTGCTGCGTCTGCTGCGCGGTGCGGTTGATCACCGTCATGCGTTGGTTGATCTTCACGAAGACCGGCGATGCCCTGTCGGCCACCGTGAAGATCGTCTGGATGATCGGAGTTGCTGTCGCCATTCGCTACCCACCTGTGGCCATGTCGTCGAACTGCGAGGAACCGCGCTCCTCCTTGACCAGTTCAGACGTCTGTTTGGCGATCCCATGCAGGTCGCGAATCGTCGCGTTCCACATGGAGTGCATATCTTGGTGGGCGTAGCGCCCGAGGAACGCGAACAGGCGGTAGATGTCCCGCTCGCGCTCCCCAGGTTCCAACTGTGCCGTTCCTGCGCACAGATGGGCGAGGTTCAGCCCACTTCGACCGTCGCGCTTCCCAAAAAACCCTCCACCTCGTCGCTCTCCGGTTGATGAATCCGGGTGTACGCCTGGAGGACGAGGCTTCGGATCTTCGGGTGCATGTTCTGCCAGGCACCATCATGCTCGCCGCTCGCCCGCGACAACGTCTTTCCGTTCATCTCCACGAGAGACGACTTCGCCAACTCGAACGCGATGCGCATCGTGTCGGTGCCGGCCTTCTTGGTGGCCTGCATTTCCTCAATGGCGGTCAGTTCGACAAGCCCGACCGACTGCACACCAGTGGCCTCTGCCATCGAGGCAGGGATCTGGAAGACGTGCTTCGGGCGAACGGTGGACGGGGGAGCCAGCATGTTTTCTCCTGGGCCTAGACGAACACGACGTCATTGGCCTCAAAGTTCAGCGAGAACGTGACGTACTCGGAACGACCGCCAACGGTTAGCGGAATCTCTCCGAAGAAGCAATCGTTGATGTTCACGAGCCGGAGATCGCCATTCGGGAACTGCAACTGGGCCTGGATGTTGACCGTCGTGCCAGCCGTGCGGCGCTGCGCACGGTCCAGCAGGGACTCGAAGATGTTGAACACATCTCCGCGCTCCATGTGCAGATCCATCTTGCCGGTCACCCCGCGATACACGTCGTCGCGACGATCGGTGAACTCGCCGAGGTAGCCTTCCTTCAGCACCTCGAGTTGCATCCCGATCTCGAACGAGCGGATGTCATTGAGTTCAGTGCGGACTTGGCCATCCTGCACGAACCGGACGGTGACTTCCTGACCTTTGATACGTTGAGCCATTGGCATCCTCCAAGTAAAAAGCCGACGCCCCATCACTGGGAAGCATCGGCCCTATTCCACCCGAAGGTGGCGCGGCGTGGAAGCATTATCCACACCGCGCTCAGTCAGATCAAGATGCAGTCACCTGCACGAACTCGCCGATCTGGCTGTTCAGCACGATCACGTCAGCGGAGGCCAGCGTCTGCACGCGAACCACAACGACGTAGATCCCCTGGGCTTCGAGAGCGGGCGTGTTGCCGCTCTTGCCGTCCACGGAATAGGCGGCGATACGCTGGGTCTCCGGGTTGGTCGCCGAGAGCAGGGAGGCCAAGAAGGCATCCGTCTCGCCGAGGATCGTGTTGCGAAGGGCAGCGTTCAGCGGCTGCTTGGCGAATCGGTTGTACTGACGCGCCAGCGAGTCCTGGATGAAGTCGGCCATACGACGACGAGCAACGGTCTTCTCGCCGCTGGTCACGGACGACGTGATGCCCGACTGGATCACGGGACCATCGCTCACGTCGAAGCGGATGGCGCTGACGCCGAACTGCTTCATCGTGATGTAGTCATTGATGCCGAGGGTCGTCGGGGCGCCGCGCTGGAGGCTGTTGGCCGAAGCGAGGCAGTTGCGGGTGATCGTGGAGAGTTCGCCAGGGTTCCGCTCCGGGGCGAGGTTCGACAGCACCGAGGCGTAGTGGCCAGACATCGGGACGTCGATCAGGCCGCTCGTGACGGATGAGCCATCAGCACCGGCGATCGTGGAGGTCTGAGCCTCCGAGAACAACTGCTTCACACCGGGCCAGGTGTAGATCACGCGCTCGTTGCGCTCCGAGGCGCCGCTGGAAGCCACGCCAAAGGTCGCCGTGGTGGCCGACGCGGCAGTGGTGCTCCCCGCAGCGGTAGCCACGGTCTGCACGCCCTTGCCCGTGCCTTCAGCGCCGAGGCCCGGAGCCACGATCGCCATGCGGCCGAGACCCTGCGAGGAAGCGGTCACGACGTGGTTCTTGAGCGCGGCAGCGATGCCGGCCGAAGACCGGGCGCAGATGACGATGTTCGTCTGGTTCTGCGGCATGACGTCGGCGAGCAGCACGTCGAGAGCGTCGCTGTAGGCGGTGTTGAGGTCGCTGCTGTTGGCGGCATTCGCTGCTTGGACGGCGGCGGTATAGGTAATAGCGCCACCCACGCTGGCCCGAGCGCCGAGACCGGACAGCGGGTTCCAGGTGTTCTCCGTCTGTGCCGCAGGAGCCACATCGGGAGTCAGGACAGCGCCCGACGTGATGGTGTCGGCCAACGGGCGTGCCAGCACGGTGTATCCAGCCGCCTCGCTCGCCTGATGCGTAGCGTCGCTGTCAGCCACTGAGCCGGCGTAGATGGAAAACTTGATGCTGGTAGCAGCAGCGAATGCGAACACCGCCCCATCCAGTCGTTCGAGATCCAAAGCGGTCGCAGAACCAACCGCCTTGACGCGATAGGTCCCCTTCCCGGCGCCAGTGCTGGCGTAGGTCCCGAGCACGATCACGTCGCCTTCGGTAACGCCGTTGGCGACAAATGCGCCGGTCGCCGACTGGAACGTCATCACGGAATCCGGACCCGTGCCAAGGATCTCTCCATCAGCCTTCGCGACCTTCGGAAGCGACGCGCTGAATTGAACAGGAGAGGCGGTCAGGACGGCGTCAGCGCCTTCCTTGAACTTCGTTCCGGCGGCGACGAAAGCGGCGGTCAACGGGACGATAGGTGTCGGCGCAGCAACGTCTGTCTTGTGCAGCGGCAGTTCACGGAACACCCGCATACCCCGCGAGGAAGCCAGGTTGATCGGCACGGTGATCAGTCGCGTGAAGGTCTTGCCAGCGACCATCGCGTAGCCGTTGCCGAACGCGCCGCCGAACTCTCCAAGCGTTGCATCGAACCCGCCCATCTTGGCGATCAGATCCACAGAAGACACGATCTCTTGGGGCTGATACCGAGTCGACACGGCGCCGGTTGAGGCGTCGATCGTCGTCGCGTAGGTGCAGTCAGCAAACTCACCGACGAGCGCGACGGTTCCCGTCCCGACGCCAGTGATCGCCTGCGGCTGCGGCAGGTCAAGGATCGCAACACCTTCAATCTGATTGAGAACAGCAGCGTCGGGTTGAAACCCGTAGCGGCGAATGAATCCAGCGCCCATTGAAAACCTCCGTGAGAATTATTGCACGTCCAAGTCAATTCGAGGCCGTGCGTCAGGATAGCCAACCAAACGTATCACAGGAATCGCAGCATTGAGTTCGATCTGAGCGCGACGGAATCGGCGAGCGACCATCTCGTCGCCGTCCATGTACTCGATGCTCTTCATCTCATACGTCACGCGGGCGCCATAGTAGTACGGAACATCAAGACGAATCCCGTACATCCAGTCGAACGGGCAGATCGCAGACTCCAGAGCGTTGACCAGTGCGGCGCGTCCCTTGGTGTCCGTCGCCCAGACATCGACCACCATGATGGCCGTCAGTTCCGACAACTGGACAAGATAGCGACCATCCGGCAGATCGAGCCTTGCGAACGGATTGAGATTCGGCACCAGACTCGCCGCATCGTAGGTGGCCGGTCCCGCGACAGAAATGTAGGCACTGGGGAACTTGGCCTCCACCTCGTTGTCTGGATACGTGTCGAACACGCGACCGTCGAACACCATCTTCCGACCAGCGGGAGCCTCGACAACGAGTCCCTTGAGGTAGTCCGACAGCGCCCGCGTCATGGCCGTACGAGCATCGACCTCGCAGCGGTCTGTGTAGACCATCGGGATGTTGGGTCCGGAGACGACAACGATCTCGCTGCCACCGTAGAGCAGAGGGCCACCAGTATCGCTCACGGGCAACGCCCTGGTCGGCGTGGAGCATGTCGTCATGAGAATCCTCCGCGAGCCATCGCAGCGTTCAGTTCTTTCACTAACGAGAGATAGACCGTCATGGTCATTCTCGCCTGCGTGTTGTCGTTGTACAGGACTCGCCGACCAGGCAGAAGGCCGCGCCGCGAAATGGCTCGTCGGATGTAGAAGATGAACCGACGACGGGCCGATGGACTCAATCCTACTGCGATGCCTTTCGCTTGGAGCCATCGATCGATCGCACTGGACGGCGGCATCTTGGCGCCCACACGCCGACCGAACTCGATCACGCCAGCGTACTCAGACCGGGCGTGCATTCGCATCGAGACTTCCTTGGGGCCGGACATGTATGGGAGGCCGACCTTCCAAGACTGCCTGTAGCGACCGGAGGCAATCGCCGGCATGTTCATGCTTCGCGTGCTGGGGGCCACACCCTTCGTACGCTGGATGCTGTCGAATACGGCCGTCAACAGAGCGGGAGACGCCTTAATCAGCGCCCTGCGGCCCGCAGTGATCATGCGAGGGCCAGCGAGTAGCGAGTACCGCTGGAACTCCGGAATCGACATCACGCGGGAGGGGAACATCAGGCGTATCGATCCGCAGATCGATCCTCGATGGCCTTCTCAAGCCGCAGGCGCCACTCGAACTTGTCTGCGAAATAGGACGGCGTTCCGCGCAGCGTGAACCGGCGACGGACACCATCTCCATCCACGCTTGGGTAGCGAATCTCGTAGAAGACCTGCTCATTCGGGCCGGGAGGCTCACCGTTCTGGCCGTAACCTGTCAGGTAGTCTTCGGTGTACCGGCCGCTGATCTCAGACACCATCACGGTGCCTTCTTCGATCGCGCCGACAGACTCGAAGACCCGGTTCACGGTATCGAGGCCCATGACGAGCGGAGTTGGCGTCAGAGGACGTTCGTCGACGAGGAACTCCGCGCCTTCCCCTCGCTGCTCTCCGGTCCACTGGGTCCGGATGATCCGCACTTCGTACTGCCGAAGGCCCAGGCGCACGCCGACAGCGCGAGCGGCATCCACGGTCGGGATGAGCCGCCGCAGCAGGCTGTTGGCCAGTTCATCAGCACTGGGCTGACGGTATGGGTCGATCGGAGGACATCCGGCCATGCTAGTTCACCATCCGGAGGTTCGCGGCAGTCGGGATGTTGGTTGCGCCGGTGAGGTTCGCTTGGAACCGACGCGACAGCGGGTAGATCGGCGTGCCGAGGACGTCGGCAAGGCGGTACGCGAGGCGCTGATAGAGTTCCTCAAGCGCACGCTGCTCATCCTTGCGCATCTTCACGGTGCCGACAGACTCGGTCTGCATCCGATCACGGGAGTTGGCCAGTTGGCACTCAACCTGATCGAGTTGGCAGACGAGGTCTCGAACAATCTGCTCTGCTTCCGGCAGGATCGCGTCCATGTTGTATTCCAACACGAACAGCGTCTGACGAGCCTGTGGCTGGCCAGCGTACAGCGTCTGTACCGGCTGGACGTTGGGATAGCCAAGATGGAATCGGACCTTAGCCTTCTCCGTGCTGGTCAATGCCATTGGCCCCTCCGATCTGCTCGTACGGAATCCCATGATCGATCCAGGTTTGCTCAATCTTGTCAGACGTGGTTCCAGCGGGAACAAAGAACCGCACGCCCATCAGACGAACCCACCTGTCTTCCAAAACACGAAAAGAAGGAGGGGACATTTCCACGGATTCAGTTGAGATCAATGTCTTCCTTGAACCGCGAGCCATGTCCCCTCCCATATAGAGGGCGATCCACATCGAATCATTCCGGCGCGTTCCCACCTGTAACGTCGGTAGTTTACGGTGCGCCTTCGTTCAACGATGCTTCACGAACGATCCGGAATATCCGGAAAGTTCTTGACGCCAAGCGTCATGCCCAAGTTGTCACAGGGAAATCATCCGAAATCCCTGGAGATGTGAGAGGTTGGAATGACCGCCCCTGCGGCCACCTCTCACTGTTCAACGACAAGGCTTTCCAACCCTGCGAGCAGCATTCCAGATGCTGCCGTTGAACGACAAGAAAGATAGGGCGGTGTGGCTCCGATTGCAAGCCCACACCGCCCTGAGCGCCATCAGGCGTGATTACTCGCCGTGAGCCACCACGAGTTCACGCTTGAAGCGAGCGGCGTCGCCGGTGGCGGCGTCGGTGCGCACCACGAAGTCGCCGACCCATTTCCACGAGGTCGACACGACGTCCTGGAGGCGGTTCAGCGGAGCACGCATCACGAGCTGGATGCGATCCGAGAACACCTCGATGCCGTTGTTGGTGATCTGGGGAGCAGCCACCTTGCCGTTGAGGCCGGCGTCGCTGATGTACTGCGACAGGTCCTGGTAGTACTCGTTCAGAGCCTGCTGGCCGGTGAACAGAGCGCGGTGGATCTGCACGTTCTGCTTGTTCCACACGATGCCGCCGAAGTTGTCCTCGACGCTGTAGCCATAGGTCCCGCTGCCGCTGTAGGCGGTTCCGGATCCCTTGACGGTCTCCGGCACAGGACACTCGGTGTTGCGCATGAACGCCACGCCGAGGAGCTGGCCGATCGAGAACTGCTTGTACATGTAGTAGTCCGGCAGCGAGGTCAGCAGACGAGCGAACTGGTCGTCGTTGAAAATCTGCGCTTCCGACACGGGGTCGAGGTGGCAGTGGTAGAAGCCGTCAGCGTACTCCGGCACGTTCTGCTGGCGGAAGCGAGCCACCGCAGCGCGGATGTGCTTCAGACGCAGTTCGTCTCCAGCGGCGATGGCGTCGTCGGTCAGGGGATCCTTGCCCGAGGCCGAGGCCACGCGCACCTGCTGGCTGCGGTCACCGGCGAGCACGCCAGCCTGATCCACCACGGTCACAGCGGCCGAGAGCAGCAGCAAGCCGGGGCCGAACTCGTCGCCAGCGGTGTCGGCGGTGAAGCCGATCACGTTGACCGAGGAGTAGACCGGAGCAGCGAGCGTTCCGGTGTTCACCGTGATGGCCAGCGGGTTGCTGCTGGACACAGGGGCGAACCGCACGGCCGAGCCACCGGAGAGGCTGGGGTTGCGGGCGCTGGTGAACCCGTCGATGCGCAGCACGCGCAGCGAGGTCACGCTGGACTGAGCGCCAGCGGCCATCGTCGAACCGGCCATCGCGGCGTTGTACAGCGCGTTGCGGGCCTTCCGGTTCAGCGTCTGAGCAGCGTTCAGACCGAGCTGCTGCGCGTTGCGCAGGAACAGGTCAGCGATCGCGTTCACGCTGGTCGGCATGTTCGTGTCGATCGAGTTGGCGTACTGGTTGAGCTGGGCCGTCCACTGCTCGTAGGTGTACGAAGCGGGCAGCGGGTCAGCGCCGGGGGCGATGGGCTTCATGTCCACGCCCATCAGTCCCACGCCGGTGAAGGCCATGCTGTCACCGACGTGCGCCGGCCAGGCAACGACCTCCGCCTCCCCACGGAACAGCATCTTGGGGAAGAGCGCATCGTGAAACGCACGCTCGAGCAGGTTCTCTTGAACAATCGCCCGAATCGCGGGCGAGGACGCAATCACGCTGAAATCAGCCATTGGACACTCCGAAGAAGGGTTCTTGATTGGAAAGTCGCCGAACCCAAGTGGCGACTGTGACTATCCTACCTACAAGCGATTCGAGTTGATACCCAGTTGCGCGAGGCGCTTCTTGAATTCGTCTGCGCTTGCGGTACGGGCATCAAAGGTTCCGTTCTTGGCGATCTGCTGGGCGGCAGTCCCAGGAGCGGGAGCCGCAGGAGCAGAGGCGCCACCGGCCGTTCCGGTTGTCGCCGGGACAGCCACTTCGCCGAACAGGTACGGGTGCGACGAACGCAGAGTCTTGAAGTACTCAGTCTCATTGAAAGACTTGAGGTCCTCCTCGCTCTTGGTTTCGATCGCTCCGGTGAGCAGATGCACGGCGTAATCGACGTCACGAATGCCGGTCTGGAGCGCGATCTGCTTCAGTCGGAACTCCGCCTCTTTCGCGTCGAGCATCTCTTGCAGACGGCGCTTCTCCCGCGAGGCTTTCTCTGCCTCCTTCCGCGCACGCTCCAGTTCACGAGCCATCTTGTAGGCTTCGTCGCTGGTCTTCTGCTGCTGCGCGGCAGGCTTGGCCGCAGGCTTCTCTTCTGCAGGCTTCGTCTGGCCCTTGTGCATCGCCGTCATCGCGTTCACAAAGGAATCGAAGTCGCTGAATCCATGTTCCTTGATTTTGGCTTCAAACTCACTGGACGCAGCCTTGCGGCCCCGCTCTTCCGCCTCGCGCTTAATCTTGCTGAAAGCGCTCGTGGGAACCGACACCGTCTTCGCCTCTTCCGAGGGCGCAACGGGTGCAGGATCAACGCTGGGTGCAACTTCGACAGGGATTTCGTTCTGGATCTGATCCGACATCAGCCTTCTCCGTGGATTAAACCGCTCACGTGGGCGTGGCGGCTTCGGTCGGAAGTTTGCTGCCTGATTGGGGGGAGGATTGCGGCAGAGCAGGCAACACCCCTGCCGCAACCCGTTCAGAGCGTTACTTCAGCAGCGAGGCCGAGGTCACGTACACGATCACGGCGCCGGTCACGCCGGCCGAGAAGGTCAGCACCTTGCCGTCGATCTTGCAAACGCCAACCTCAGAGCCAACGGGAACCACGACGCCATCGGCATCGGACACGCAGTACAGGCCAGCGCCGACAGCGCCGGCGGTGACGCGCACCGACTGGACCATCATGGGCTCCTGGTCGAGCGTGATGGTGGTGGCCGAGGACTGAGCAACGACGGCCTTGACCTTGATGAGTTCAGGGGAGATCAACTGCGTGGTGAGCGTGATGGCCATGACAGCCTCCTATGCGAGAGCGCCGAGTATGAGTCGGACGGTGACAGCAGAAGTACCAGGGTTTGTGATCTGGATTTCCGCAATTGAGTTCGTGGAATCCTTACGAACATAGAACACGCCGCTTGCTGATACACCAAACGCCGTTTCGACAAGAGTCACTCGATTCGTCGAAGCGTAGAAGACAAAAGCGGCAGAACTGCCGAGAACGGTCGACATCGTGAATGTGCGCGATGCGCCGGCGGCGAGCGAGAACGTCTGATCAACAACGGCCTTCATGTTGGCCGCTTCGCTCAGAATGGCCGCGCTTTCCGTTCCGCCAACGACAGGTATCGAAGGCTCAATGGTCAGTGAGCCAGCAATTCGGATCGTTTGCGGCGTGGATACGATGGCCATTGAACTACACCTCGTTGAATCCCAGCGTGATCTGGACGCTCGCCGCGCTGGTCAGCGACGGGTTGGTGATCTGGATGGAAGTCGCCGCGATCACCGGAGTGGACGTCGAATTCCCGATGATGATGAATGTTCCTACCGCCTTCATCGATGCGGCGCCAGCGTCTTGCACTGCTACCGGCACGTTCGATGTCAGCATCATCACACAGGGGAAGAGCGTCCCGATGGCTGAAAGCGACAACGTGATCGATGAATTGGCAGGGACGACCTTCTCGATCACGCCAACGGATGCATACACGCTCACCGGGAACGCCAGCGGGATCCTCGTCGAGAACCCACCGGAAGCCGATGTCGCGCTCTGCGCAACCGTTGCCGTACCGGCGATCGTGATAGTGGATGCCATTGTGACCTACTTGAACGGCTTGGGCTGGGGCTTCATCGGCATCGAAGCCTCAATGGGCTTGTGGACGGCACTGTACTTGCCGTACTCGGCATCGTACACGTCATTCACGGTCTTGTCCTCACCGGCTTGCTTCACGTACTCAGACATCGGCATGTGCGGCATGTGTAACTCCTACTTGAACGGTTTGGCCTGCGGAGTCGCCGGCATCGAGGGCTTGATCTCCTTCGGAACGACCTCTTTGTAGGTCTGTCCGTAGGCGCCGCCCACAACACCAGGCATCATCCCAGACGAGTCAATCATCGGAGCAGGCATGAGATGGCCAGCGTCAACGCCCATCTTCTCAGCCTGCGTGCGCGGGGTACGCGAGGGCTTCCCCTTGATTCCAGAATACATCAGCGGCCTCCTTTCAGATCCTTGTAAGGCTTCGTTCCGGCAGGGATGGCCTTCGGCTCCATCAGAACGCCGAAACCGACATCGCCAGCGGCCTTGCGCTGGGCGTCGGTGGTCTTGATGAGGGCCATCTCCGGCAGAGCAGCATCACGTCCAGCGATTCCCTGGGGGAACCGTCCAAGCCATTCTTTGCGGTCCATCAGTCCTCCAGCGAGTCGCCCATGACGAACTTGCCGCCCATGAGCTTGTAGAGCGCGGCGGCGACACGATACGGATGATCGTACTTCGCGCCAACGCCTTCGGGGTCGATGACCTTGACGGCCTTCTTCCAGAGACCGCCATCGGCAACATACTCAGGCTTGTCGTCCTCGTCGGGATCGAACCCGAGAAGGGCGTCGGCCACCTCATCGTCCTCATCGGCCATTTCGCACGCCTCGTCCAACATCGACTTCATGGCGCCGAAATCAGGAGACGGCTTCACCTCAACCTCCGGTGTCTCGTCTTCTTCGACCTCGCTGCGGACTTTCTTCATTGCCATCAGCATGTGTACGGGAATCATCCTTCGACCTCCAGATCTGACGATATGCTGTGAGCCTTGCGCTGTCTACATCGGGATTCGCTCGCCGCGCACCATTCGATACGCCGGAACGCCCCAGCGCGAACTCCACGGTTGCCCGACCGCTCTATCATACGGCCGATTTGGTGGTCGGATATATCGACGGCCCCACCAATCCGACCTGACACGTTCGTCTCGTGGCATCTCGAATCCGCCGACCAGTTGCGCAGACGTTCTGGCAGACGACGGTAGATCGTATCCGATGAACGCCACCTGACCATGCAGGACAAGCGAGTCTTCAGCCACTCGGTTGTCGAGAGGCTTGCCTGTCTGGTCGTCGACCTTCTCGCACCAACGGAGGCCGATCTCGCCCAATTCCTTCGAGCCGACAGAGACGCCCCTTGCCATGCCGAGGTTGTACGCGGACGCAATCTCTGTCCTCGCGATCCGCTCGATCTTCCAAAACTGAGAGTCCAATATGTCTTCAATGTTGTCGAGAGTGAAGACCATTGTTCCCCGGCGAAGCCCGCTCTGCATGATCTCGTTGGTTAGAGTCGCACCCAAGGTCGTCATCACTAGCATCATCGACTGGTCGTGATTCCGCTCGATCGGTGCGCGATCTTGCTCAATAGCCTCATCCATCTCTGCCGCATCGTTCAGCGACAAGGCGACAGTGCGGTTCGCGAACTTCTCCTCGAACCTCTCAATCTGGTCGACTGCTGATCGAAGGCCATCCCGCTGCGCGATCTTGGACACCTTCGCCAGATCAGACGACAGCGCCTTGGCAATCGTCAGTTGGGCCGCACGGATGCGCGGCAGAAAGGTACTGGTCATCGCGGGATCCAGCGTGCGCGACGTCGACTTGCGTGCCTGTGCGCGAAGGCTTCTCAGCAGAGTATCGACGGCAGCGTTGTATCGCTTCCGTAGGACTGCAGTCCCGTGCCTGTCGGCCAGAGACTCAAGCAGATTGATCTGCTGCACGACCTCACGCATGGAGGCATTCATCTCTTCTTCGCCTTCGCCAGTCGCGCCAACGGCTTGACGCGCTCCGGCAGGCGTTTCAGTTTGCCCTTGGGCGTTTCCTTCACGAACTTCTCGGCCGTACCGGCAGGAATCTCTTTGCGAGCCTGGGCTGCGAAGAGATAACGCAACTGGGCCTTACTCTTGAGCGGCACGTTCTACCTCGTCATGGCATGGCGCACACAGGGTGACCAGGTTTCTTGCCACGTCCTTCTTGATCAGATGGTGCAGTTCGAGATCCGTCTTGCTCCCGCAGCGCACGCACTTCCACCCGTCTCGGCGGAACACGCCCAGCGCCAGAGAGGGAGCCACGCCGCCACCATTCTTGTGGGACAGCGTAGCGCCGGCCGTCTTGGCTTCACGACTCGTGACGTCAACGACCCTCTGCTCGTCAGCGGACAGTTCGACGACAGGCTTCTTTGGAATAGCTTTTGCGTACGTGGCGACGAGACTCATTCTTCCTGATCCTCCATCAGAATCTCTTCTCGAAGCAGTTCGAGCGACTCCATCCGAGATTCTGCTGACATATTGGACGTCCACCTGGTCGAGACATGCCCGTTCACGTCCCACATGATGACCATTGCCTCTTGGATGTTGCCGCCTGCTGCTTCGACCGATGCGTCCTTGAGAAGTCCCCGAACATCATCCGCCCGCTTGTCCAGATACGCGGACAGGCGGTCAATGGAATGCCATTGGAACCGGCTCATAGAGTCGCTCATCCCTTGGCCCTCTTGAGTCGAGCGAGGATCTTGTTCCTTGCGCCACGTGCGAACTTCTTGCCCGGCTCGCCGCCCCACAGGTTCCATGCGATGCGACCGGCAGACGGGTAGCCTTCGTCGCCGGGATAGAACCCTTTGCCCTTCTTGTCCACCTCATGCCGAGAGAAGAAGGAATGCATTCGCATTACCGTCGAGTCGGACAGGTTCTTGCCGCCGGCGAGATCACGCGCCCGAGCAACGCCCACAGGCGTACCGCCGCGACCGAATTCTCGGCGCTGTTCGAGGCCAACCTCTGCTGCTTTCCCTGCGGCCTTCGGCGGTTTGAACGGCATGGGTCACCTCTTCGCTTTCGATAGTTTGGCAAGAGTCTTGACCATGACCGGCTTCTTGAGACTCTTGACCTTGCTGATTGCCTCGCGCTTTCGACGAATGGCGCTCTGGATTTCAGTGGACGACATCTTGGCAGCACGGGCGGCAGGAACGCACTTGGGATATGCCTTTCGCTCTGCCTCTGAACGGCCACACGGCTCGAATCCGCCGCCAGGCTTCGGCCTCGACAGGTCAACCCACTTCTCCTTGAACCATTTGCTCAGGCTCATTGGAATGTGCCGCCCTTCGCCTTGTACAGTCTAACCAAGGCACCCGAAGCGTAGGCGGAGGGCCAGGTCTTGTACCGCTGCTTGATGATGCGCTTCAGCGACGCCCAGAGCTTCTTGTTCGACGGTGTCATTTCCCGGTTGCTCCGACCATGATCGGGATGTCCTTGGGGCCACGATCAATCTCGACCAGCACATAGTCGGGCAACTTGGCAGCGGCGACCTCCAAGTCCTTCGAGTGCATCGTACACGCGAAAGCATCTCCGATGCGCACCATCGGCCCGTATGTCGTCGGCAACGTCGGCATCTTGCCCTTGCTCTCAGCCAGAATGGCAGCGAGAACACCGGGGTTCGCCTGACGAGCGAATTCCTTGGCGTGCATGAAGGTCTTGATCCGGACAGCGGCAGGGATACCGCATTCGCAGCGTCGCCCGTTCCACGCGAACTTGCGATGCGCCTCGACCGGAGACAGTTCGCCATTCATGAACTTACGCACTTTCTTTGCCATGTCGTCCTCCAAGCACGATGCCGAGTTCTCGCCACTCGAATCCATCCGCGCCAAAGTGGTAGGCCCGATCGTCGATGAACAGGTCAACCAAGGGTTTGCCTTGCTGCCCGTCATCCACCGCAGCAAACACGCCAGGCAGTTCCTTCCTCACGAAAGCTAACATCTCTTGGTAGCGGCGCTCGTATGTGGGCTGCGATCGCTGCCATGCCGCTTCGTTCACTCGGCGCACGCCCGCTTGAACGAGCGGATCCAGTCGAGGGTTCTCGCGCAGCGCACGGTTCGCTCTGGCCGAGAAGAGCAAGAGAGCATGTCCCGCTTGCTTCATCGAGGAGAGCGCGTCCTTTGCTCCAGGCTTCAGACGCAACTCCCCTCCGTCCTCGACGACCGTGCCGTCAAAGTCCACGCCAATGATCACGGGAACATCCCTTCGGCACGCTCACGGGCGATCGGATAGGAGATGGTCACCAACTCGATCGCCGCCTCTCGGTCGAGTTCGCCACGGTTCACCGCCTGCACGAGTTCCTGCAGCGCCTTCACCTGCGAACCGTTCAGTCCTTCATCCACAACGGGACCGCCGATCCCCATCGCCATCGCGTCGAGCTTCGCCTGAGCGTCATGCTCCGACTGCTGCATACGGTCGAGCATCAGTCGCACATCCTCGATCCGGAAGAACGGCGACAGCATGGTCGCAGCGTGAACCTGATCGACCAGTTTGGCAGACACCGCCATCGCAGCAGCGTCGACGGCCATCTTGGCGTCAGCGAGCGTCGGCTCAAAGTACCCAGGCCAACTCAGGTGCAGGAACTGCCCTTCGCCGGGCGTGCGCTGCTTGCGCTCGATAACGCGGCCAGAGGGGTCACGAGTGACCTTGGGCGGCACAGCGATCATGCCTCGCACGATGCGGCCTTCGGCGTCCACACGGCCCTCAGAGAGCCTGCGAACGGCCGTCAGCATCATCGACAGCAGAGGCTTGATGCCGCGCTCGCCGTACTGCTCGCGAAGGATGTCTGCACGAGCCATCATGGCGGCGTAGGCCCGCTCGACTTCCGTCGCGGTACGCTCCTTGTTGGTCGCCGTCTCGTCCTCCAGCACACACTGGCAGACTTCAAGCACCCGGCGCCGGAACATGTCGGCCAGTTCCGTAGCAGCACGGGATCCGGCACCCTTCAGTTCCAGGTACTCGGCCCGGCTGTTCGCCGGCAACTTGATCGGAGCATTGCTGCCCTTCGAGAGATCCGGAGGCAGTTCCGCGTCCGTCGAGATCACGAGCGTCGGGTCGGCGTTCGCGATTGTGCCGCGATTCGCCTGGGCGAGCAGCATGTCGATCGTCCGGATCATCTCGAAGGCGCCGTGGCAGTCGGGATCGCCATCGGTCGAATCGATCATCGGCGTGTTCTGGATCCAGACGACAGGACAGAAGCCCAGCCCGTGCTCGATTTCCCTCTCCACCTCAAAGTACGGGCGATCCTCGTTCACCGGGATTGGCTTGTAGAGGATGTCCTTCTCTTCGGTGATCACGCGCCGATACCAGTGCGGCATCTCGTGCCACATGCCGGTCTCAGGGTCGCGGATTTCGACCGGGTACTGATAGACCTTCTCGATCGACTTCAGTTCGAGCGAGTGCCGATCCTTGAACACCGGCGTGACCCAGCGCGGATCGTGGACCTCAAGCACAGGCTTGCCATCGACGAACTGGAATCCGACAGCCACCGAACCCATCGCGCCGCCCAAGGTGCGGGCCAGGATCATCGTGGACCACAGGCGCGAAGACTCAGCCAGAGCGTTCAGATAGTCCTCGGTGTCCATGTCGTCGTCACACCGGATGTGCGGGTGACGACGCTCGCCGAACAGCATGGACGTGAAGCGGTCGACGATGACCTTCGCCATCGCATACGGCGCAGTCGGCCGGCGGAACCGAAGAGGCAGCAGTGAGCCGGAGTCATAGAAGCCTGGAGGAATGTACGCGCCGGAGGCGATCGCTTCAGCCTCCATCGTCCCGACAACCTGTCCACCGTCCCAGTCGACCTTGCAGGCGCCGTAGGTCTCACAGCGGTACACGGCCCAGGCACGGTTCAGTTCGATCTGCCGGGGCGACATGCCGAGCCGCTGCATCTTCTCGGCAGTCTCAGCAGGATCCTTCACCGGACCGCCGCCGATGTAGTTTCCGACGATGTTCTTGAACGCGCTGAAGTCGATCTTGATTCCGCTGCTCATTTCACGCTCCAACTTGGAATCGACCCGCCGAGATGTTGGTCTGGAATCGAATATCGCGGTTACGATAGCACCAAACCTGACCGTTTTCGTCCAATGCGGTCACCCAGAGCAGATCATGCTCGATGCCATAGTCGATCAGGATGTGGGCCAGTCCCTTGCCTTTCGGAGTCTCGATCGGGACTGGTGGATCCAGTTGAAGCATCAAGGGATTCTCCAGAGGCGAGCCAAAGCACGCTTCGCCATCATCTCGACACGTTTGTTTTCGCAAAAGAAAGCGTAGCTCAAGATCTTGAGCCACCTGTTCGCCCTTCTGATTCTCATCGCCTCCTTCATGTTGTCAGGATCTGGGCGATGGACCCAGCGATGATGTTGCGAGCCTGCTGGCCCGTGAAGCGATACCGCTCGACATTCCCTGCGTCGTAGATGATCAGCGTAGGCACCGCTTGAATGCCAAGCGCCTCGGCCAGAGGCATTTCTGTCGAGATGTCGATCCGACGAATCGGCACACCGTATTCGTTGGCCACCGACAGCACTGTCGGTTCAAACGCTGCACATGGCCGACATGTCGGCGACTTAAAGTACTCCATTCGAGCCATTGGTTTTCTCCGCATCAGTCCGGCCGACAACACTGTCGCCGTACGTTCCGGTTGCACAGTTTCAACCTTGAATTCTACAGGTCGAGTCTTGACCACATCCGATCGGCGCCAGACTTTGATCATTCGACAATCCAGTCGTCCGAGAGCAGATCGGACTGTGACGGAACCCATCCTGGGAACCATTGCCGATTCGGCAGGCAGAGGATGTAGTATCCAGCGATATTGATCGGCTCAGGCCCGTCCAGCGACACGCGAGGCGGCATGAACAGAACAGACTCAACCCAGCCATTCCGCTTGATCTTCTTGCCAGAGAACAGCTTCTTCGATGCTTCAGCGAACGTCATTGATTTTCCTTGCGGGAGGCGAAATCGAACGCCTCTGCCATCAGACGCAGGAACCCAGGCTTCGACATCCCGACCTCGATTGCCTTCTCTGATACAAGGTCAATCAAGTCACTGACGTCGTCGTCAGTCGCGTTCTTCATCAGTTTTCGGATCTCATTGATTGCCATGCTCACCGTCTAGCCGACCACCGCGAGGTGTGTCAACGGAGGAAGAATGCTCATCAAGTACCTACCCATGATCCTGTTCGTCAGTGGTTGCATCGGGGAACCGATCAAGAAGACCGACCTGTACGGAGCCGACTCGATCACCCGTCAACGTCCAGCAGACTGCGATGGGGCGACCATCGACTTCGGCGTGGACGATAACCAAGACGGGACGCTATCAGACTCTGAGGTCGACCATACGGTCACTGTGTGCAACGGAAAGGATGGGGCCGATGGAGTGGATGGTGATGCTGGCAGCGTTGGCCCTGCTGGACCGCAAGGCGCCACGGGAGCCACTGGAGCAACCGGCGCTGATGGTAGCCCTGGTGTGGATGGTCGCGATGGACAGACTGGTGCTACTGGTCCCGCTGGGCCTGCTGGTGTACCGGGCGCAGACGGGAAGGATGGAGTGAATGGTGCTGATGGCTCACCGGGTGTTGCTGGACCTGTTGGTGCAACCGGCGCTGTGGGCGCTACTGGTGAGGCTGGTCTTCCGGGTGCTGCGGGCGCACAGGGCGAGAAGGGAGAGACTGGAGCAAGCGGCGCCTCCGCAGTCTTCCGCGAGGAAGCCATCAAGCCTGGCGCAGACTGCCTCAAGGGCGGGACCCGGCTCCACTACGGAACGACAGAACGAGAGATCGGGTCGATCCTGATCTGCGCTCAGTCCTGCGGGTCGTACCAGTGCGGAGGCGAGTGCGGCACTTGCTCGACAGGGTACGACTGCCAAGACGCCATGTGCGCCGACATCGATGAGTGCCTACTCGAGGATGCTTGCCAAGGCTGCGAGAACCGGCCGGGATCCTTCTTCTGCCCGCCTCTCTGCGTAGCTCCGCGCCTTCTGTGCGACACGGGATGCGTGAACCCAGCCGAAGACACCGTCAACTGCGGCGCCTGCGGGATCCAGTGTGCCATTCAACAGGCATGCGTCGCCGGCGTGTGCGTCGGCAGCGGCCAACTCCGCTTCTCGTCCACCTGGTCGCGCCCCGGCGATATCGACGTCTGGGTCACCACGCCCAACGGCATCAGCATCGGCTGGCAGAACCAACGTGCCGATGGAGGCCAGCAAGACAAGGACGACACCAGCGGCACCGGCCCTGAGAACATCTATTGGGAAGTTATGCCCGTATCTGGCAGTTACAACGTCTGCGTCGCAACGAACTACATCCAGCCAAACGCCGCGTCCCCTGTCACCGTTCGCGTCGTTGTGGCGCGGCCGGCAGCAGAGGACGAGGTCTTCGAGCGTGAGTACACGGAGAGTCGACCCTTCGGACGGACTGATCGCTGCTCACCGGAGCATCCGACCTATCTGGGGTCAGTGACGATTGAGTAACGCCGACGTTACCAAGGATCGAAGTTAGTCACGTTCACGTGATCAGCGAGGAACCTCTGGTCGACCTTGGCGACCTCCTCGCTGGCCATGATCAGGAGTCGGAGTTTCTCTCCCTTGACATCACTGTTGTTGATCGCCAGTTCCCTGATCTGATCGAGGGCGGCATTGATGGCCGATTTCACGGCACGTGCCGCCACGATCTTCGCCCTGTCATCAAAGTGCCGATTGATCACCGACAGCAGGTTGTCGTCGTCGTCCGTGTTTGCCGGGAACTCCTCTCGGATTTCGTCGAGTTCCCTTTCTAGCAGTGAAATTCGATAATTCGCCGACTCCAGCGGATCACTTTCCCATTCCATGGAACGCTCCTCTCTTGATGCACCGTCTGCGATACCGCACCGCCCAGATGGCCATCGCGAGAGCAGCTTTACGTGTGTAATCCTCGCTCCCTTGGATGGTCTTCGAGTCGCAGAGGACACCATCTTCGTCGTCGCCGAACAGTCGGATCGTGACCATCACCTTCCACTTCGACAACCCTTCGTCCGTCAGGATGACGATGCGGGCGCCCTGGTAGGTTGCTGTCGAGACGAACACTCCCGGCATCACAGAGTCATGCCAGTCCACCGTCACCGTCTTCGCCTTCAGCCTGGCGGATTCCTTGTGATGCTTCCCGCACATGCAGCGGGCTTCTTCTTGGCTGCACCAGTCGCAGATGATCATCCTTCCCCCTTCGTCAGATCGTGAGCCAGATGCTCGTAGACGTCGGCCAGCAGCAGACTGATGTTCCGGTCTTCCGAATCACGGGTCGTTCGCGCCTGCTCTCTTGAGTACTCCGCCTTCCCCAGTAGACGCTTCCGGATGCGTTCGCGTTCCTGTGTCACTGCGTCAGTATCAGCGCCCACGACGCGCCTCCCATTCCTCTCTGGTGATCTCCACGTTCACCCCGTTCTCTCGGACGAAGATCCCCGTCCCGACCCGGCGCGGCGTCTCCACTGAATTGAACCATCGCTCGATCGCGCCCATCCACGAGGCCCGACACGCCTTACACACACGAAGGCTGAACATCTGGGCGTTCAGTTCGCCAGTCGGTTCCTCTGAGAAGACCGGGATCTCCAAACCGTTGCTCAGTTCCTTCGTTCCCGTCCTCTTGCGCAATGTCCCATGCGCCCGCTCCGACACGAATGGCACGTTCAGTTCGTCCATCGCGTAGAAGCACGCCATCCGCAGCGTTCGCCGGTCTTCCCCTTCTTCCCCACATCGAACACATCGTTCGCTCATGGATTCCCTTCCTTCTGTCACGACTGCTCCAAGGCAAGGAACGCCTCAAGGTCGCCCTTCAGTTCCTTGGCCTGGTTTTCCAGATTCCGCAGTCGCATGCGGATGTTTTCCACTCGAAGCCGAATCGCCTCTGCTCGCGTCGTCGCGATGAGTTCCGCCGCCATGCCTTGCTTCGGGATGGATGTCAGAAACCCGAAAGCCAAGAGTTGCTCGGTTGTCCGGAACGACATCGGCCTCTCTTCAGCCTCCGTTTCGACCACCTCAACGGATCCGTTCAGATTGATCTTGGTTCCGTAGAGCTTCATTTGCCATCCTTCGGCAATTCCAGCGCTCGAATCTCCATCGCGCACTGGAGCGTCTCAGAGATACCGAATCGTCCATATCGAGACGACAGCATCCAGAACGCCTCGGCTCGCATCTTGTTCGCGCCAAGCATGAATGAGTCCTGGTCGACGTCACCCTGCTCCGCCAACGCCGCATCGATCCGGGACACCAGACCGCGCAGCCGCTCGCAACCCTTGCAGTCACAAAAGAAGTCCGGGTCGTCGATGCCTACGACGTTCGACTCCAGCGCATCCTTCGAGATTTCCCGCGCTTCCATGAGCAGTGCTCGCAGTTCCTTGATCATCGCTCCCCCTTGGCGTCAGACCGTCTCGATGTCGCCTTCGATTCCGCGGAAATAATGGAACTCAGAGTTGTCTCCGAATCCATATTTCGCCAGATGCTGCGAAACCTCATCGTTGATGAACACGTTCTTGTCTTCAATCTCAAGGTACTTCTGAATGCTTGGCCCATCGCTCTCAGGCATCCTCAACACCGAATCCATAAGATAAAACTCGTATGCCGTTTCATTGAACATGCTGGCGATCTCGGCCTTCAAGGCGATTCGATCCTGACTGCACTTCTCTCGATTCTGCAGGAAATGCTGCTGGATGTATCCAAGAAAAGCATGGATCGTCGACCAGAAGTCGTTGTCGTGAAATCGGATACCGATGCTTATATTCTCACCCACGAATCGCCTCCTCCGCCTTGGCCATCGCTTCGGCCTTGGTCTCCATCAGCCCCTGTCCGATGATCTCGCTCGACCACTTCTCGTAGGCCACCCAGGACCATCCGCATCGCTTGCCTTCGACGAAGGCCAGTCGGCCATCAAGACCGCAACTGTGGTTCTGCTTGTGCGAATCCCAGCGCAGGTCACTCAATGTCGCGTCCGCATCCGGCGTGCTTCTTCTCGAAAGCCTCGGAAATCGCAGCAAGATCGTCGATCCAGATCGGCAGCACGACACTCACCCGCCGGCCGCATCCTTCACACCTGATCGGCAACACGCCATCACTGCTCTCGCAAATCACGATGTGGCTATGCATGAAGCCTCCAGCGCCCGCTCCGCCTGATCAATCACCTTGCCGCCGAACCTGTCGTACGCAATCCATCGGCATCCGTCGATCAACGCAAACCGGCCCTCGAGGGCGCACCACCCTCGGTCTCCGTTCCAGCACCAGTTCACAGCATGATCCGCAGTTCGTCTCGCGACTCCTTGTACAGCCCCAGCACGAACTCCGTCGCGTCGATCAGCGCATCAAGATGCGCGATCCGAGCCGCGATCGCAGCATCCTTCGTCTCGCCCAAGAACTTCTTCGCCAGTTCAATGTCGTGGACGAACACTGTCCCATCGATGACCCATCCAGGGCCGCTCCGCTCCGCTTCCACCTCGACCAACTTGTACCGGCCTCCCGGCAGTTCCTTCGTCGTCCACATGACGAACCCCCATCCGCGCTCCATGCGCGAACAGGGGCTATAGCGAACACGCATGCCAGTGTCAACGCGAAACGATCCATGCACCCAACAAGATCCCAGTGACCAGCGATACCCCACCTCCGATCAGTACCGCCTTCTTGAGTCCACTGTTCGCTGCGTCCAGCGTCGTGATCTGTCCGGCCATCCGACTCATCGCCGCATCCCGCTCGACAACCGCTTCCTTCGATGCCGTCAGCGCCACAGCACACTTCTCCGCCGCAGCCCTCGCGTCGATCGTTGCGTTCACAAGCTTCGTGAACCCAGCCTTCTCACAGACCACCGTGCCGTCCGGCATGTTCCGGCACGGCGTCTGCGCGAAAGCCAACCCTGGAACCAAGATCAGGATGGCCAGTCTCATGTCACAACCCGTTGATGATGTCGTTCGCCGCGTCCACTGAGTCTTTCGCCTTCGCTTCTTCCGCCTTCTTCTCGATCGCCGCATGCACCTTCGCCACGAACTCCTCCCGGCGCACGTCCGACTGCTCGATCTTCTTCAGTTCCTCCTTCGGGAAGAACCACGTCCGGATCAACGTCATCAGCCAGGAGATCATGCGATCCTCGAGTCGCTGGAGTTGTACGCCTCATACGTCGGCTTGCCCGCCACCACGAACATCGACAACTTGTCCCCGCGCTGCTTGCCCGTCTTCGGATGCAGATGGCCAACATGCACCCACGTCGGCTCGCAGATCACCTGATCCAGTTTCAACCCGGCCTTGATGATCGCGTCACACATCCCCTTCCGGGTCACCTTCAGCGGTTTGATGTCCGCCGCCAGCCCGTACGAATGCGCCGACGTCAACGATCCACCCACCGCCTTGTTGATCGCGTCCGAGCGGTAGCCAGAATTGATGTGCATCGGCCCGATCAACGCTCGAATCGGCTCCAGCGCCTCCACACACAACTTCCGCAGGTTCGCCAACACCTCCGGCGAAGGCTCGTTCGACAAGCCCTTCGACCGGCCAGTCCCCGAATCCAACATCTCCGACAGTTTGAAGTGCGGCGAGAGTTGCTCGTCCGGCACCTTCCCCGTCTGCTTGCACAATTCACACTTCTTTCCCCAGCAGCGCGGACAATCCATCATCATTTGGCACCAGCCTTCTTCTTCGCAGCAGTCTCCATCTTCGAGATCCGCCGACTCAGAGCCTCCATCTTCGGGTCGATCGCATCAATCTTCTCGGATACCGCCTTCAACGCCGCGTTCGTCTGCTCCGGGATCGCCTGCACCTGACCAGCCAATCCCTGCATCTGGCCAGCCAGTCCCTGTACCTGAGCCGCGAGCGCAGCATTCTGCACCGCACAAGCCTTGTGGTCGCCTTCCTTCTTCTCGCTTTCCATCTTCTTCATCTCAAGTTCATGCTCCCGCTTGCCCTGGAGCATGTCCTTGATCT